CCACTGGTTGGGAGCAAACTGGCACTTGATAATCTTGCTGCTGCTGCCGGCCACCGGCTTTGGATTCGACGAACAGTCGATGAGGATGCTGACAATTTAAACGATGATTTAGCTGAACTCCACGTATGGAGTTCGTAAGGAGATAATATGGCAACTTGGTTTTCAGCCTCTAATTTAACCCCTGCTGACCCCAATAGTCTGCAAGAGGTAGTTCCCTTCGAGGGGGCTTACACAGATCTTGTAACCGGGGACAAGTGTCTTGTTACAGTCAACGGTGAGAACACCCGTATATACATTTATGATGAAACGAGTACTGAGTCTGAAGACTTCTTTCTGACAGTGGTAATACCAACAGCCAATGCAACAGGCACAGGTGCTTGGGTAGAGAAAAGAATCACAGGTATCATGTCAGCCTTTCAGGGCACGATGGCTAATGAGTTTGACCTTACTGTATCAGAAGCCGGTGGTGTTGTTTCAGCCGACTTCGAAGCATCCGGTGGAATACCGGGCTTAGGCATCTTCAACAACCAGTTCGTAACAGTACCAGTTCAATCGGTCACACTAACTGCTGGATCGGATGCAAGTCCCACACCAAACTACGTCCATATATTAGGATCAGACCCGACGAACCTTGCTGTATCTACGTCTAACTGGCCAACAGCCTTCCACATTAAGGTTGCTTTTTTACTCGTTCCGTCAGCTGCTTATGTGGCTTCAGCCGGGCCTTACATTAACCAGAACTGGAACGATGGCAATCACGTTGGTGAAGAAGGTCACATACGACACATTGGTGAAGCCATAAGGCTGACCATGCAGGGTGCTACGTGGCACAGTGGTGTTGCTGCAAACGGTGCAACCGATGGGTACATCACCATCGATGCCGGTGACACACCGGATAGTGTATACTTTCTATCCACTGCTGGAGTTGCTTATCAAATGCATCAGCACACTATTCCTGCAATCGATACCTCTGGAACTGATGACATTCATGTTGTTAATTCTTCAGTTGCTGCTTACAATTCGATACAAGATATCTCGGATGAGGTTGCTGATTCAACAGGAGGCTCACTAAACAATAAGTATTACAACGTTGTTATTGCTGGTGTGTGTAACAAGACAGGTGAGTATTCTCCCCTGCTTATGAACATGCCCTCCGGTTCGTACAATACAGCAACCGGTGCTATCAATGATACCAGTGGATACGACGTATACGATCTGCCCCATGAGTTTGTTCAGGACAGTTGTACAGCCTTTCTGATTTGTCGAATTACCTTTCGAAACCAGGGTGGCAATCTTACAGTACAAAACACAACCGACCTTCGGGGTCGTACACCTGGCACTGCCTCTGGTTCAGTAATTGCCAGTGACGTAGAGTTCCCGGATAATCAATTCAGGATCTTCGACGAAGCAGACGACACAAGAGAAATAGCTTTCTCTGCCGACGGCATCACGACCGGGAACACCCGGACGATTACGATGCCTGATGCTGATACGACCCTGCTTACCCAGACTGAGGTCACCGACCTCACCGACGGTGGGAATACAGATCTCCATCAGCACGATACTCTGAATGAATCGGCTGGTGGTCTGGTGTCACTGTCTGCTGTGACAGACGGCATACTGGTTAGGGATACCAATGGTACGGACTCAAACGTCATCCTTACGAGTGACGGAGGTTCCTACCTTGCCAACTACAAAGCCACCAGTACATATGCTGCAATGCAGTTATACGTCAGTGGTTTTGAGAATGCTATTATTGCCAGACATAACGGTGCTGTCGAGTTGTACTACGATAATACGGCTGTGGCTAAGACTATTATATCCGGTACGGATTCTGGACTCAGTGTATATGACAGTGATAGTCAATATGGTCAGCTCTTGAAAGTCAACACAGGGATGCTGTTGCTCTATAACAGAGAGGTTAGTGGTCACGTAACATTGGCTGGCACTGACTCAGGTTCTGCTTACTCGGCTGTACTTGTTGGTGATCCTGATGATGCTATTCAATTGTTTTACAATGGCCTCAGAGCTCTTGCAACAACAGCTGTTGGAATAGATGTGTTTGATACTTCAGGTGGTGAGGCTAATATAATCTATAAAACATCTGGTGGTGCTAAGATGGCTACCCTATTAGCCAACACGACATATGCACTACTCACACTTGGTACAAGTGCAGAGAATGCACTCAAAGCAACCCTCAACGGTGCTGTCGAGTTGTATTACAATGATGCAGTGGCTCTTAAAACAGCTGCTGATGGTGTAGATGTTTTATCTGGCACCAACGACGATCCAGTCATAAGTCTGTATGAAGATGACGGTTCAACGTTAGTTGGAACTTTTAGGTCGAACGGTGCTTCTGACCTGTATATTACAAGTGAACGGAATGGTGGTGATGTCTGGATATATGGTAAGGATGAAACAGGTACTGCAATGTGGGCCGGCATAGACGTTAGCTCCCCAGCTTTCAGGCCGAGTCCTGACAGCACTGTAAATCTGGGTAACAGTTCATACTGTTGGTTAAACATATATGGTGATGCTGGAGTTACAAGTTGTTCTGACGAGAAGTATAAGAAGGACGTACAGCAAACAACACTCGGTCTGCAGTTTATCGACGACCTTGTACCGGTTGCTTTTAAGTTTAGAACCGACGGCCTACGGCCTAAGAATCATCACAGGTTCTATCAGGGCATGCTGGCTAATGAGGTTGAAGCTGTTCTGCAGGATCACGGTCACACGTATGCTGACTTTGCTGGTCTGACAGAAGACTTCGACGATGAAGGTAACAGATGGTTAGGTTTGAAATATGAGCAGTTCATAGGCCCATTGATCAAAGCTACTCAACAGTTACATAGCAAAGTCAAAACTCAACGACAACGTATAATTGAATTGGAAACCCAGATGACGGCCGTGCTTGCACGACTTGATGTTCTGGAAACAACATAAACCCATAACTAATTATGGAAGGATAATTAAAATGGATGCAACCGTACAAGAAGTAATCAACCAACTATTACAGCAGTTCACTCAGGAAGAGGCAGGTAACAAGGTCACTCGAAATAACATGCTCGGTCTATCAATGCAGATCGGGATGGCATTCGAGGGCAAGATCACTCTGCAGAAATCTGAGCCGAAGGCTGTCGAGGAGAAATAAAATATGAAGCTTGAAATCGAATCAGGCAAGATTACCATTCAAGCTGATGCTTCCGACTGGGGGCCGTTCACCTTCGATCTCGAAGATGCAATGCCCTCAGGTCGTACGGTTGCCTCAGCTGTCGTCAAGACATACCTTGGCCGGGTAAAGCCGGCTGACTCTGACGACTTGTCCAGTGAGACTGAAACGACATCCGAGTTGATCAATACCAACTCAATGTCCAGTGACTACATTGTGGCAGTGTACTTCGATAGACCGACCACTGCTGCTTACATTAACAAAAAACACTCGATGGTGATTACGTTTACTTTGGATGCCTCCGGTGGGGGTGGAACCCACTCAGCATTCTTTTATGCCATTGAAGTTATATAATTAGGATGGAAGGATTTTAATTATGGTAGACTTTTCTTTAGACTATACGGCCAACAATACATTTGCACAGGTGCATCAAGACCCGAACAAATATATATTCATAAGAGGTTCAGTTGGATCAGGTAAATCCTCTGGATGTATTCTGCACATTTTTCTGAATGCAATGAAACAGGCACCGGATCTTAACGGCATACGAAAGTCGAAGTATGCAATCCTCCGGGCATCGTATCCTAACTTAAAGTCAACCACGATTGACTCTTGGGTCAACGATTGGTTTGGCCCAACCATCGAAATCGTTTATGATATCCCCATCCGGGGAACGGTCCATATGAACCACCCGGATGGTAAGACAACGATCGAAATGAAGCTTATCTTCCTTGCACTTGACCGAGAAGAAGACGTCAACAAGCTGCAATCATTACAGATTAATGGTGCTCACTTGAACGAAACAGCTGAGATCCCGAGAGGGGTTTATCAGATGCTGAAGTCTCGAATCAACCGTTACCCCAAGAAGTTTGGGATTGACAAGGTCCACCCGGATTACCGGGATGAGTACCGGCCCTTCCTGAACAAGCATGGAAAGATCGAATCGATCGAACCTTTTATCATTCACGACTACAACTCGATCCCGACCGAACATTGGCTATATCAAATAGCCGAAGAAGAAAAGCCTGACAACCATAGCTTTTATGTACAACCCTCAGCCCTGCTTATGACATCTAAGCAGAAAGGCTTTGTCCATGATGCTGAGGAAAACTGGTACATGATCAACCCACTGGCTGACAACCTGGAGAATCTATCCGAGGATTATTATGTTGATCAGGTTCAGGGTGCTGATCCAGAATGGATCTCAGTTTTCGTGCTAAACAATTATGGTAACCTCAGAGCAGGAAAACCTGTATACAAGATGTATGACGACCGTGCTCATTACACGGACAGGCCTTTCGAGGTATCGAAGGGTATACCCATTGTTATAGGAATGGATACAGGTCTGACTCCAGCTGCAGCTTTTACTCAGTTCACATCTTCGGGGCAATTCGTTTGTTTCGATGAGTTAGTTTCAGAAGACTGTTCGATCAACGAATTTGCCCACGACATATTGTGGCCTCATTTAAGAAACAACTATAGAGGATACGACTTTAGAATAGTCCTTGACCCGGAGAACAAGAGAGCCCAGACCGATAAGAGAACGGCAAGGGACATACTCATCAAGGCCGGGCTGCCGGTGACATTAGGTAGGACCAATAACGTAGCTCAGAGATTTGAGTCTGTCGTTTACTTCTTAAGAAAGAAGGATGGTTTCTATGTAACGTCGGCTTGCCCAGTGCTGAGAAAAGGATTCTTATCTGAGTTCAAGTTTGACAAAGTGTCAACAACAGTCAAGGGAACCAAATGGAAAGAGAAGCCTGAAAAGAATATCTACTCCCATATCCATGAAGCTTTACAGTATGCTGCCATGGAATTTGTTGAAGGTAAGATGTTTGCTAAGAATACGGCTAAGAGACAAAAATATACTACACCGGCCGACTCCGTTGCCGGGTACTAAGGAATAAACAATGGATGAATACAATGACACTTTCGACCAGATAAAGGACCATAAGGATGACAGTGAGTCTGGGGTCAACAGGATCCCAGCCATGAGCTTGGCACCCTTTCAATCTGACATAGGTACTGCCCTCCATGCAGAGTGGCAGGAAGCAGAATCAGGAAAGCTGTTTGATGAACGTCGGTTTGTCCGATCACTCAGACAGTATCGTGGTCAGTACGATCCTGAAGTTAAAGCAAAGATCCACCCGAACCGATCAAAAGCTTTTATCCGGTTGACCCGTACCAAAGTTAAAACCTATGATGCCCGGATGATGGACATCAAGTTTCCATCAAACGAAGACAAGGACTGGTCTATCCAACCTACTCCAGTTCCTGACCTTAACCCCCAGCTTATAGAAGACATTGCCGGCCAGATGTTCGAACAGAACGGTGGTGTGATGCCGACGGCTGCCGAGGTAAAGGACGTTGTCTACAAGCAAGCCGAGGAAATGGCACAGGGTATGGAGATGGAAATAGCCGACCAGCTGGATGAGTTCGATTACAGAACAGTGATAAGAAATGTGGTACACTCAGGTCACGTGTATGGAACAGGTATCCTGAAGGGGCCACAGGTCAAGATCATCACCCAGAAACGTTGGCATAAAGTCGGTGACACTTGGAAGCAGGTCAATATTAAAAGGATGATCCCGACGGCCCAGTGGGTCTCAGTCTGGGATATCTACCCTGACATGTCTGCCAAGAGAATCAAGGATGCCAGGTATATTTGGCAAAAGCATCTGTTCAGTAAGAACAATCTTTATAAGCTGTCCCTTCGAGACGACTTCGATGGTGATGCTATCAAAGCTTTCATGGATGCTTACAAAGACGGTAATGCCGTATACAAACAATATGAGCAGGACTTCCGTGAAATGTCCTCAAACTCTGAGTCTGACGGAGACACCAGTCCCCCGAAGAAAGAGAAGTATGAGGTCCACGAACGGTGGGGCTACATGGATATCGACCAGGCCAAGGATCTTATTCCAGGCCAGTCCGAAGATATGTGGAATGCAATGGGACCGGAGGTTGCTTGCAACGTCTGGTTGATTGACGGTATAATCATCAAGGCTATCGTAAGCCCCGTCGAGGGTGCTGAGATACCTTACTACTTTTATTACTTCGACAAAGACGAGACCAGTATCTTCGGTGACGGTATCCCTGAGATAATGAGAGATCCCCAACAGCTTTACAATGCAAGTATCCGAGCCATGCTTGACAATGCTGCTATAGCTGCTGGACCCATTATCGAGGCAAACATAGACCTCTTGGCTGATGGAGAGGATCCCACGGAGTTGTTTCCGTTCAGGGTTTTCCAGAGGATAGGATCAGGCATCGATGCAAACACCCAGGCAATTCGAGTTACGAAGTTACCTTCTTATACAAACGAGTTCCTGAATCTGGTTCAGTTCTTCCAGCAATCAGCCGACGAATCTACAACTATCCCGAGAGCAATGTCAGGGATGGATGAGATGCAGGGTGCTGCTGCAAAGACAGCTACGGGCATGTCCATGCTTATGGGTGCTGCCAACATTACCTTGAAAGATCAGGTCCACTTCTTTGATGAAGGTCTGACCCGACCGTTTATAAAATCAATGTATTTCTGGAACATGGAGTTCAACGTCAAAGAGCAGATCAAGGGAGACTTCAATATCGTAGCCCGAGGCTCTAAGTCTTTGATTGCCAAGGAAGTAAAGATGGAGCAGATCAATCAGTTCCTTTCCTTGACGTCCAATGAGTACGACCAGAAGTATATCAAACGTGACGTCTTGTTACGTGAATTGTCAGAGGTGTTCGACCTCGATAAGCTTGGCTTCATTAGAACTGCTGCTGAAGTGGAGAAGATGGAACAGGGCATGGCTGAATCTGAGAAACGAAATCAGGATCAAGAGATGCTCATTAAGGCCATGGAGGCTGAGTCGTCTGGTCATGTACCAGATGCAGTCGAGAGAACAATTCAGATGTTCAACATTCAACTTCCGGGAGGGGGAACTCCGACAGGGAATCAGGAGGTTCAGGATAAGCTAAATGTCTAAACTTTCAGAAACACAATACCTTAACAACCTACGAAGCTATACAGAAGGGAAGACGTACATCAACCTCATAGGTCTGCTGAACTGCAGGCTTGAGATACTGAAGACATCCCTTCTTACAGCTGAGGGTTTAGAGGTACAAAAAATTCAAGGTCAGGCCAAGGAGATAACTCATCTTCTAAAGAGCCTGACAAGAAAGCCCATGACCCAGCAACATACAGGGGCTTTTAATTAGGACGTTCGACCGGTCGACACCGACACCGAGTACCTAACTTTATAAATTCGGGATATCCATTATGGACCCCAAAGGAGGCAGTATGCCTAAAGACAGTATAGATGAATTACAGGAAGGTAGAGCCAAAGATCGACAGGAGTTCGAGGATGCATTCAATGACGTTCTCGGGAGTACTCCTGAAGAAGTTGAAAAAAAGCTAAAGGAAGAAGCTGAAGCCGAAGCTTCTGCTGGGGCAGGGGATGCCCAAGGAGAGCAGAAGAATGAAGCCGATGGTTCCAATTATGCTTTTGGAAAACAGCAGGAAGAAGGCACCGACCCGAAGCCGGCCGTAGAGCCCGTACCGGATACCAGTGCTCAAGGAACCGATTGGCAAGCCAAAGCATCACAGCTTGAGGCTGACCTTGCTAAGGAGAAACAACGTACGGCATCTTGGGATGGTCGAATCAAATCGGCCAACGAGAAAACAAAGAAACTCGAAGATCAGATTGCAGTACTCCTGAAAGACCGGGAGGAAAAGCAGTCGGCCAAGACAGCTAAGCAAGACCTTGACGACACAGAAAAGATGGACCTGTTCAAGGAAAACTTCCCAGAGTTGGCAGACTTTGCTGACATCCTGCAACGTAGGATGGATGGCTTTCAGTCACCAGCCCCGGCTAAGGTGGACCCCGAGCCAGAGTCCAAACCCAGTGAAGAGGAAGCCCCGGCCAAGGCTGAACCTACTGGTCCTTCTGATCACTACCTTGCTATTACGAAGATCCACCCCGAACTTGACGAGATCGTCAACAGTGGAAAACTCCTTTCATGGATCAACCAACAGGCTGATTACATCCGACCACATCTATCGAAGGTGTACAATGGTGGCACAGCTGATGAAGTTATCTCAGTGGTCACTGAATTCAAAAACAAAACCGGATGGACGTCTTCCGTATCGACTCCCAATCCGAAGCAGGACAAGCTCAACAGCATGCTCGAAGCTGACGGTGAGAGCCCCGGACCCAAGTCTGATGGCCCTGACAAGAATGACTTTGCTGGCACTGCTAAGAGTATAGGCCTGTAATAATCTGTAGGAGATTACAATAATGGGTACAACAACTTATGGTGATATTACTCCCCGTACGGCTGCTTACGTAGTCAAAGACCTTCTGAAAAGAGGGATGCCTTATCTGGTATTCGAGAAGTTTGGTCAGTCCAAACCGTTGCCGGCTAACAGCACAAAAACCATCGAGTTCCGTCGGTACTTCCTTGAGAAGACCTTCACCATTCCTTCTGGAAACGTGATGTTCAACCCCCAGGAATACTTCAACGACGTAGAAGACGATGCTGATACATGGTCTACAGCTCAGGATTTCATGAATCCGTCCAGCCGAACTCTGACAGAGGGAACAACTCCTGATGCAACAGAGATCGATTCTCAGGACTACGAAGCCACACTGACTCAGTATGGTGATCGTGTTGTGATTACTGACGTCATCATGGACACCCATGAAGACAACGTCCTCCGTGAGGCCGTTGACATTCTTGGTGAGCAGGCTGCCGTACTTATCGAAAAAACTCGTTTCAACGTCCTGAAGGCTTGTGCCAACGTTGTGTATTCTGACACAGCTGACACAGCTCGTAACGAAGTTGACAAGGCTTTCAGCCTGCTGATGCAGAGACGGATTACCCGTTTTCTGAAACGTCAGCTTGCCAAGCCCATCACATCCATCGTAAAGAGCACACCGGCTTACGGAACAGAAGCCATTGCTCCTTCATTCATCTGTATCGTTCACCCCGACATGGAGTCCGACCTTAGGGCCGTTGCTTCTTTCGTGCCTTGTGAAAAATACGGTTCGATGACACCTTACGAAAACGAGCTTGGTAAGATTGAAGACGTCCGTTACCTGACCTCTACAATCGTTCAGCCGTTCTATGCAACAGGTGCAGCCGTTGGTGCAACCGGTATGGTTGCTGCTGACTCCACCAACTTGGACGTATACCCGATGATCTACCTGGCACGTGATGCTTACGGCATCGTGGCTTTCAAGGGTGCAAACTCCTTGACCCCGATGGTAGTGAATCCTCATGCTTCTGACTCAGATCCTCTGGCACAGAGAGGGCATGTAGGTTGGAAGGGCTACTCTGCTACCATTATACTCAATGACTTTTGGATGGTACGTGGTGAAGCTGCAGTCTCTGACCTTGCCAGCTAAGAAGTACTTTAGCATATAGCTTTAGCCCCCGGCTTAAAGGGGGCTCACTTTTAACTTTAAATATGGAAGGATATTTAAAATGTCAACATCAAAAAAGCCCAACTACATGACAATGAAGGTCGAAGAACTCGAAAAGATTATGGAAGGTTACAGTATGGACAAGGCAACATTCACACAAGAGAATGGTAGCCTGAACCGTAAGATGGTAGCAGACATGATTAAGATCATCGATGTTCAAGTCGGCAAAGTAAAAGAGGTTATCGTGCAGGATGAGAAGGGTAACGTGGAAACCCACAGCCCAGTTCGAAAGATCAACGGCACGGCACTCTCTGGAATGATGGTCGAGATCGAATTCTTTAACATGAGTGAGAACGACCTGCCTTATGTCCAGCTTGGTTTACAGGGAACAGCTCTTACAATCCCGAGGGAAGTTAAGGTCTGGATACCGAAAGAATTTCTTGACGGCTGCCTTAAGCACACGGTCACGACCATGCTTAAGATGGTGGTCAACCGAGAAACCGGCAAGATCCGGTATGAACCGAAACAGGTGCCACGGTTTCAATACACCGTGCATGATATTATGCATATCGATGAGCTCAAGAAACTGGCCGTCGAAGGCAAGGGAAAAATCAACCGTTAATAAAGGAGAACAACATTGTCTTTCACAGCATTGAACTATATAGAAGATGCTGCTGAACTATACTCCGATACTGCTTACGACAGAATATCAACGACGACGTGGATCAAATATCTCAATGCTGCTTTGAGAACATTGGTCCTCGTACGTCCTGATGCTGGAGCAGTCACAGAGTCCGTTCAGTTGGTATCCGGGATTAAACAAAGCATTCCCACGGCAGCCTTAAGACTGCTTGACATACCACGTAACATGGGGTCGGACGGGTCCACTGCTGGAAAGATCATCACCCCGTCAAAGAGAAAACACATTGACTATTCCAATTTACTGTGGCCTCAGGATACTGGGGAAACGTACATTGAGAACTTTTCACACGATCCAAATACACCCGACATCTTTTATGTTACACCTCCTGTGATCTCGACCACTGACGTTTACGTTGAGATGTCAAGCTCACAGCTACCTACGACTATAACAGCCACCGGAGACTCGGTGTCTACAAATGATATCTACTTCGAGCCTGTCGTTCAGTACATGCTGTACAAAGCATATGCTGCTGACGATGAGGGAGTTGAATTCCAGAAGGCCGAAGCTATGTTCAACAAATTTTTAAACCTTCTGAACGTCGAAGCCAAAGCTGCAACGGCTCTCGGCCCAGAACCGAAGGAGTAATAAATGGCAACAGCATCAACAGGATTTGTTCTGCTGGACGTGTTTGTTCCTGAGATCCTACAATTTTGTCACGGTGCCCCTACAATCTTGGTTCGTAATACGGTCAAGAATATAATCATAGAGTTCTGTAAACGTACACTCGTTTTAAAAGCAGAACCGGCACCGTTCTATTTGGATGAGGACGTTCACACCTACACATTGAAGTATGCTTCTGACAGATACACGACGTTGGATATATTGGATATGAGGAAAGGTGAGACAGATTCAAACAACAAATTAGAGTCTATAACAACGAAGAAGCTTGACAGCACTGACCAAAACTGGAGAGTCAGGACTGGTACACCGAAGGCACAGATGCTTACGGATGATACCAACGGACTCCGGGTTTATCCCATACCCAGTGCAGACAGTGATGAAGATTATTATGTCAAGGCTATCGTATGCCCGAAGAAAGATCAGACTGAAGTTCCCGAGTTCATATATGAGAAGTGGGAAGAGGCCATTCAATTTGGTGCCCTTGCTCGACTGCTGTCCATGAAGGGTTCCAGTTGGTTCGACAGAGATCTCAGTCGTAGCTTCTTTCAGAAATATCGACGTTCTTTAAAGAATGCTCGAAAGACCACATTAACAGGCATCGGCCAAGTACCAGGTCAGGTCACCCCACGGAGTTATAACATCATGGGTGACAGTAATGCTACAGGGAGAATAAACTCATGGGAATAGCATTCAGCAATAATGGCTCTACGACTTTGAATGGTGGGATCAATGACTCCACCACATCAGTCGTCGTGACAGCCACAGCATCCTTCCCGACAGTTGGTGGTGGTGATTACTTCTATGCCACACTAATTAAGCAGGACGGAACAAGAGAGATCGTGAAATGTACGTCACTCTCTTCTCAAACATATACCGTTGTCCGTGGTGCAGACGGCTCGACCCCGGCAGCATTCTCATCTGGTGACCGTTTTCAACTACGGTGCCCGTCAATCGTCCTCGAAGAGTTCAGGGATGATATTGCAACAAATGCAACGGACCTTGCAGGAACAACCAATGCAGGGACCGTGCCGGCCCCTTCTGGAACAAATATGTTTTTCTATCAGGCAGCTGCCCCGACCAACTGGACAATCTATACGACAGTGGAAGACTGTCTCTTGTCAGTTAAGGGTGGATCGAATGCCTACAATATTGCCGGTGGAACCGGAGCAGAAGCAGGTGCAGCTTGGGGAACATTTGGTGCCCATGTCCACGGCATGAACAGTCATACACATGGCTTTGCTCATACTCATGGACAGGCAGCTCATATCCATACGATGCCAACACATTGGCATACACTAAGTGCTCATACTCATACCGGCCCATCCCATGATCATACGTTTAGTGATTCATTTGTTACTGGACAGGAGTCTGCTGGATCAGCAGATGCTGATGGTTCGGGAGACGACTTTGCCAAGGACAACCATACACATAGTGGTTCTGTAAGTGGTACCACAGGTGCAGATGGAACTGGGAACACAGGTGTCCCGAGCTCAGACTGGACCAACACCAAAGATCCTGGAGATACCAATCCAACGGATGCTGGCTCAACGAACAGTCAGAGTGCCCCGGCCACGGATGCCAGTGTTGTCGACACCGAGAGTGCAGCACCTGGATCAACCGACCGGCCGTTGGCTGCCGTCGGTATCTTAGCAACGAAGGACTAATACTTGAAATACCTACTATCTATGGTGCAGGCTTTATTGCTGTGCTCATGTACAGTGCTCTCAGGACAACGTGAACTGTTGCCCGAGGTAATAAAGCCTACACCATTAGATCAGGTTGACATAACTATAACGGAGATGGGATACTTAGAAGCAGGATGGACATGCCTGGCTAATGCCGACATGCCAAAGTTTCTACATCCCATCGTAGTTCAAGTGTTCGGATGCTCAGATGTGTACACAAAGAACGGGAGGGTGGTCAGGTGTGACGTCATACTTGGCACCAGCTCAGCATACATCAGAGACCACGAACTTAAACACTGTGAAGGATACACAGACTAAAAGTGATGGGGGAAACTATCATGGCTCAAAGATCAGATACGTGTCACGAGAAATGTCCGTTCTGGAAAAAATACAAAAAGAATTGCCCCAACTTCGTTGAGGGTGAATGGAGAACAATGGAAGGGCACACGTACAAAACGTTTGACTGTGCCCCCAAACGTTCAATGATATTGTGTCAGCAGGTTTACGATCACATGATTGACGTCCGTAAGGATTATAATCAGGTACGGAATGTTGCCGGCCAGTTGATGGAAACCGTTGCCCGACAGGCAAATATGGACGTCCTCATAACAGACGGAGACGTGGAGGATGCAAAACTAATTGAGGAGTAAACATGAAAATTCAAGTTAATGAGTTCACCGGGATCATGCCCAAGATGGCAAACGATAAGTTATCCCCGGACATGGGTCAGACCATGCAGGATGTAAAGACCTCCTCTAAAGAGTTGGTGCCGTATAAAAGATCCTTGAGTGACGTGGCCTTGGCCGGCAGCTCATATAAAACTTTGTTTGAATATTTATATAGCAGCACTTCGAGTTGGTGCTATTTTGATAGGGTCGTACACTGGGCACGAAGTCCAGTGGCTGATGATTCCTATGAGAGACTTTACCATACCGGTGGGCCGGCTACTAAAGCTCAGGGCACCGTAACATTTTTAGACTCGATCACTGATGGAGAGACTGTAACTATTGGGGCCGATACTTATGAGTTTGATATTGCCGACGACGGAGTCGGAGGTGGCAACATCGATACAGGCTCGTCTGCCACGACCACAGCTATCTTGGCCGGTGCTGCTTTGACCACAGCTATAACAGACAGTGCAACAGAGCCGGTCACGGCAACTGACAACGGAGACGGAACAGTTCTCGTTGAATATGACACAGCTGGTACTGCTGGCAATGCAATAGCCTTCTCAAACACTGGTACCAAAGTGTCGACCGACACATACGGTGACACGTCTTTCCTTGGTGGAACTCAGGAAGGTTGTGATGCCAACACGTACCGGGCATATGCAAACGATCTCGTGAGCTCTCCTTTTGATATGGACAACGATGTCTATTATCCGGGAGCAGACTCAGGAGCTGCACCTACCATCGTACCTGATGCCAGTGCTGGTGATTATGTAGCATATTTCTACACCTACGTTTCAAAGTACGGTGAGGAAGGTCCACCGAGTACAGTGGCTGAGTCTGCCTTGGCAACCGACGACGGACGTAATAATATTGATAGCTTCACCTATCCCACTGATAACCATCTCATAGATGGTACTGGAGCTGCAGAGCCCTACGTCAAACTTTACCGGACGGTAACCGACGGTCAAGGCAATGCTTTATTCTTGCACATCCTTGATGCTTACTGGGTAGACAGCACCACAACATACACCGTTGGACAGTATGTACTTTCTGATGACGGTGGTGGATGGGATCTCTTTGAGTGTACAGTTCAAGGAACATGGGCTGCCGGCACATTTGACCAGGGAGAAAACGTTCTGGCTGCCAGTCTCACTGGAGACGTCTGCCCGAGCATTTATTATGACCGGGCCGTCGACGGGATGACAAACCTAAGGGCTCACCCTAATGGTTTTTTCGTAGCTTCAAAAGGCAATATGCTTTACTTTAGTGAACCATTTGCCCCGTGGGCCTGGCCCGAGGATTACAGGATACCACTGGATGCTCAGGTCGTAGGCATAGGTATTTTTGGTTCGACCATCGTTGTTGCAACGGATGCCTGGGTCTACACATTTGCTGGACCACACCCCAGCTCGTTATATAAAACGAAGCTGTCTTTTCAACCTTGCCTTGCTCAGAGAGCCCTGGTTGAAACGGATGAGGGTGTGATGTTTCCCTCACTCGAAGGGTTTCAACTCGTAAATGCTTCTGGTGTTACCAACGTCACTCAGGATCTATTTGACCCTGAAGACTGGGCAGACTTTGAGCTCGGTGATTCTCATGGTGCCTACTATAATAAATCATACTACGGTTTCTTCAAGTCCTCGGACTACGAAGGGAACTTCAGAATTGACTTTATTAATGGTGCTATCACGACAGGTAATGATTATCATTATGCTGCATACGTAGCACTTGAGGACGGGATCTTCAGAACGATATTCTACTCAGACCTATCTGCAGTGAACACGTTGAACATATGCCGGTGGGATGCAAGCCCCTATGCTTACAGGAACTTCACATATAAAAGCCCTCGGTATATTACTGAGAAGCTTGTGAACTTTAAAGTCTGTCAGATTATTATTGACTCGGAGTTTTATGCTGATCTGCTGGAGACCATTGGAGACGATGATGCTCTGGAAGATTTGAATCAGACCGAGTGGGATAAACTGGCAGCTGGTAACAACTGGGGTGCTGGTGATCTCGAAGGTCCACTGAATGAGTTCCTACTGGATATGCAGGAAGTCAACGGTGACACCCTGTACAGTCTCACGAACTCTGGAGCTCAGAGTTACATTGACTTCAGGCTATATGCTGACAGTGTATTGAAGTTTACCAAGCAGGTATCCAACAGTACAATGTTCAAACTCCCCCGTGGGTTCCGTGCTAAGAAGTGGCACTTCGAAGTGTCAGGTCAAATCCCGGTTAAACGGATAACCCTGGCAACAAGTACAGAGGAGATTGCATAAGATGGCAACTCAGAATCAACCTGAAGACAGTTACACACTTGAAATAAAATTACCGAACATCCCCGACGTTGCTGGGGAGTTTGCAAAAGATCAACAGCTACGGGATCTTCTTGTAGCTATAAAAACCACTCTTGAAATGTTGACCGGATCCCATGCATCGTCTAACGATTATCTGATCCGGTTCATCAACATGGAAAAGAATGATGGCAATGATTAAGGAGATTATAAAATGGCAGCTTGGGTAGTTCCTGCAATATCAGCAGTTGGTGCAATAGCCAGTGCCTTCGGAGGTAGTGGAGACAGTGGTAGTGGTGGTGGCACCCACAAACCGAAGATCTTACCGAAGACAGAATCTGGTGAATCAGAACAGTCAACTCAGATACAATATGACCAAGCATCTTTGGATGCTATGTCAGAACTGGCCGATCAGATCGGTGAGTTTGCTGACTTCAATGAAAACTTTATTCGAGATGAGTACATGCCTATGCAGCAACAGTTTGTGCAGGCCAATACACAGATGATCCCCCAGATGGAAAGTGTGGTGGGTGATTCTTTGGAGAGCATGACAAAAGATCTCGTGACATCAAACGTAATGGGTGACATGCTCAAGGCCCGAGTGGCCGGGGACAATGATCCTAATAGTTTCACCAATAAAACATTCAAGGCTTTTCAGACAGAGATTGAAAACCTACCGACAGAGAGTGAACGTGTTGGTCAGGCTTTAGCCTCCGTCGAGCATCAGTTCAAGGGTGCTGGCAAGAATCTTGCAGCTGACTTTGCTTCCAGAGGACAGTCTATATCTCAGGCATCAGCCAGAGACTTAGCAATGAAAAAAGCAACAGCCAAGGCTGGTGCAGCTGGACTTGCAAAAGAATCAGCCAGAGCTGAACGTGTTAATATGCTGGAGAAGGGTGTTGCCGTAGGCCAGGGCAAACGGGCAAGAGAAGAACAGATTGCTGGTGCTGCCACTCAAGGTTTACTGGGACTGGGTCAAGTCTCTCAAGCTGGACTTGGTGCAAAGGCTGGTCTATTCGATACAGACCGACCGGACCCCACAGGTATCAGAGGACAAGAGATGGGCCTTACAGGACAGCTCGGGGTTCTTCACCGTGGAACAGAGACACAGCAGAATCAGTTGGCTCATACCCAGAAGGGTATCAAGAGCAGACCGGAGATTCAGGAAGACGGATCTATTAAGATCGGAAGTAAGATCTTACAGTCTGAGGAGTATGAAGCCCTCAAGAAAAAATACAATAACATGGAAGACATGATTGCTGACCTCGAAAGTGGTGGTGGTCGTTTTGGTGCTGACAGCCGAGGTGGCCAAGGCAATGAACGTGGACAATCAAGAACCAACAATGTCGACACAAGAACTATGACATCACGGGAACGTGGCATTGGCCGAGGCATGATGGATGCAGCAACCGGTGGACTGTTTGGTGGTATTTCTGATGCCGTTGGAGGTATGTTCGGTGGTGGAAATGAAGGTGGTTCAGACAGTAACGGTGGTAAAGGTGCCGAAGGAGGAGACAGATAATGGGAAGTAGCATTTTAAGAGGTCTTGGTGCTGGTCTTCAAACGTTTGGTCAGGAGTACGGCAGGGCTTTAGATAAAGAGAGGGCTGCCAAAGAACGTGAGGATAGATTCACCGAGCAGAAAAGAATGAACGACTCAACCCTTGCTTATCGGGACATGCAGATGAAACAGATGGAGTTTACAAATGAGATGAAGAAGGCAGCTTATGCTCAGAATAAGATTGCTCAGGTCGTCTCTGCTTCTGGTTATGCACCCGACGGAGCTGGTGTTGAGGCTTACAATAAGTGGCATCCATCGAAAGTGGCATGGAAATATGATGCTGCCAAGAGTTCCCCGAACGATGTTCATATGCAACGAGGTTACTATAAACGGGACAAGGAAACTGGTGAGCCCGAGATTGGTGACGACGGTAAGAATATCTTCGTACCATTTGCTGGCAAGTCCGGTGTGTGGAACGGAACCGATGTTCAGTGGATTGAGCAGTTCAATAAGGGCATGGATCCTACGTACGGTCAGGCTATGCAGCAAAAGAAGAACGGCCTTGAAATGGAGATCAAGCATGCTGATGCATTACACAAAGCAAAGCTTGCCAATGACAAGGACTACAAAATGTGGTATGAGTCTACACCTCAGGGTAAACGTGAGGCCGACTTCAAAGAATCCCAGACAGCCAAGATCAAAAAGGAAACTGAGCTGATGGGTACCAAGGGAGTTAAACCCCCGGCTGCCACGTTCAAGGGCATTGATGGAAAGAAGCATGCTGCTACATCTCAAGAAGTTGAGATAGCCAAGGCTGATCAACGGATGCTCCAAGACCAAGGACTGGAAGGAATCAAGGTTGGTGATGCTTATAGAATAGGTCAGCTACAAGATGACAGCATGTCCATGAGAACACTTGACACACAGCTCAAGAAGGTTCTGGATGAGACAATGTCACCGACTGAGTTCTTGAAGTTCAGCAAAGAGTTAAATGTACCGAGAGCTTTCTTACAGAAGCTGCTTGATGATGCTATGGAAAACCCGGAGATGTTTACAACCGGTGAGTCTGGAGTACAGGCACAGAAGTCTTCTGGTGGAATCTCGGGTTGGTTTAAAAACATATTTAGTGGCAGTACCTCAGACGACTCCAGTACTGGTGGGGTAATGTTCTAAACAAACAAAGGAAATAAAACATGGCATCATGGAAAGAAGCTTTAGAAGAACAACGGATGCTTGAGCAAGAGGGTGGGAGTGATGCCACCGATCTCCAGGATACTGGAGCTATTGACTCGGGCAGTTCGTTTGACAGTCTTCGAGAAGAAGAAGCAAATAAAATCAAGAGTACAAGGGCACGGTCACTCAGGGCAAATGAGAACTACCGTACTATGACCCAGACCGACACTGGTCTAATTGACACCATTCTCTATAAAAAATCAAAAGCCTCAGAACCGGAAGGTGTTATGTCCAAGACCGGTGCTATGGTACGTGAAGGTACCAAGGATACGATCCGTAACATCGGTGTCTTTGGTACGTCCATGGTTGAGGCAGATGCCTTACGGCATATGTCTGAGGAAGCCCAACGGATGGAGAAAGACGAGCCATTTAGTGTATTCCCGAAGGGTCACATGCATAAGAAACTTTTTATGCAAGACCTTGAGAAACGAGGCATTGACATGGCAGAGTTGATGAAGGATCCTAATGCTTATGCTCAGGAACGAATCAACTATATGCTGAATCAGAATGAGCAGTGGGCATCCGGTGCCAAGAAAGCACGTATGCAGATTCAGGAAAGCCTTAAGGCAGATCCCAATTATCTTGGTTCACAAGGATTCTGGTATGACCTTGCCCGACTTGGTCCCCAAGTTGCTGGTCAGATAGGGGTATCTCTACTAACTGGTGGTGTTGGTGGTGGACTATACATGTTCTCCAACATAGCCGGTGGAACCGTTCAAGCACAGATGGAGAAAGGTGTACCGATTGAGCAGGCTACACAGCTTGGTGTTCTCGACGGTATACTGCAGGCACCCCTCGAAGCAATAGGTATTGGCAAGACAGCTAAGTTCATGAAGCTGATGACACCAATCAAGAGCAAGTATGCCAAAGCCCTTGAGGCCTACGGAACAGAGGCACTGACTGAGTATCTACAATCTTACCCGGCCCTAATGGTGGACATGCTTGGTGATGGTGACCTCAAAGGACTGGAAGGTTTAGAGAAATATCTTGACGTAATTCTTAAAGACGAATTTCAGAAGGGTGCATTGTATGAAGGCTCATTGGGTGCTGCAGCCACGGCTGTAATGACGGCTCCTAAATTAGCAAGCAGTGTATTGAAAGACGATCCTAAGACAACTGCCAGTGATCTTCAACTGAAACCCAAGGGTGATGTGGAGAAACCGGCTGCCGGCCGTACTCTGATTAAGCCAGAGGGGGAGATAGCTACTTCCGACATTCAGGATGAAGCTATGAAAGACGGTAAGCCAACTATCGAGCATCTCATGGCTATCAACGAAGATGGTGCTGGAGTTAATGTTGATGACCTTGTCGACCCCACACAAGAGGCAGCCCTCGAAGCTGGAGATCTGGAGCACCCGTCCCTACAGGGTCGGACTGTATCAGACAACCTCACAGTTTCACCGAAGGCAGCCACGGAACAGTTGGGTACCAATGATTCAATCAACTCAATACTTGAGGGGCTCCAGTTAAGTAAAGGACTCAAGAAGACTGAAAGCCAGATCGTGGCTAACGAAGAGGCCATGCTGTCTGCCAAGAAGATGTATGGCAAGTCCACTGCTGATGACGATGTACAGTCGGCACTGGATCAAGCCAGAAAGTATCAGGACTTGGCAGGTCAACAGTCTGTCTTACTCAAGGAGTATGGTGATACCAAGTCAGCTTATCTTGCAAAGGACGGTAAAGAAATCAGTCCTGACGAGATAGCCGGCATCGAAGTATATAATGCAGAGAACACAGAGACGGCCGAACGAACTGTCAAGGCTCTTGAGACAAGAGTTAAGGCAGAGGAAGCAACAAAGCTTGGCCTGTTTCAGGAATCTCTGGAAGATCCGAAGGCATTAAAGAAAGGCTTAGCCGTTGCTGAGGCTCAGGATACAGCCCGGTCCACAAAGAAGGGCACAATCTACTCAGACGTAACGGACATGCTGGACCTTGATGAGACGACCACACCTGATTACTTCCTGAAGGAACAGAAAATTCCGAAGCTGATAAAGCAGAAGAACGATCTCCAACGGGAGATGGCCAAGGAAGCTATTGATCCTAAAGTAACTCCTGAGGCTAAAGCTATAGATCAGGCTACTGTCAACTACCTTGAAGACACCATTGCCAAGAAACAGGCATGGGAGTTCGAACAGGATCTGGCAAAGGCTCGTGACGAAGAGGCTGCCCTTGAGGAGAAAGCTCAACGAGAGAATCAGGCTGCTGCCAAACGTCTCACCAGTGCAGATCCAAAGGTTAAAAAGGAACGGGCTAAGACAGCTGGCAATGCAGTTACCAAGACTCAGGAAAGAGTTAAGCAGGTTGCTGCAGCAAAGGCTAAGAAAGCCACAGCTGTAAAAGCTAAATCTGTTGTCAAGAAACGGGAGACCGTTCAGAAGCAACAGCCGAAAGTTAGAAAGCAACCGGCCACTCCCGTGGCCGATGATCGAAGACAAGAGATCCAGGCCTCTCGTAAGAGGGCCATGGCTAAGAAAAAGCAAAGGGACGAAGTTGCAAAGATGGATAGCAAGTCCCCTACCTCGACAAAGACTGTCAAGGATAGCCCTGGTACAATGAAGTACACACATCAGTTAAAGGAGTCTAAATATTCAGAGGTACTAACAATACCGAAACCTGCCCAGATCCTTAAAGAGATTAAAGATGGGTCAAGAATAGTTAAGACCACAGCTGATGGGAAAGCCGGGTACTCAGTCAAAGACGGTGACATTCAAATGGTCTTCAATAATTCAAACCAACGTGGTTTGGGTGTGGAGATGGTTAAGTATGCTATCAAGGATGGTGGCAGAACACTCGATGCCTTTGACGGATATCTGATTAACTTTTATAAGAAGCTTGGATTTGTTGAAACAGGTCGGGATAAATTTGATCCTAAATATGCCCCGGATAATTGGAAAGATACAGTACTTAAGAATAAACCTGATGTCGTGTACATGGAATTAAAAGATACAGGTAGTGTGCTTAATACTGAGTCGTATCAATTAACAGGAGACGAAGTCTCCGTTGCTAAGAAAGCATTTCGTTCAGCAGGTATCAAGTATAAGGGCAAGACTTACGAAGGTGCAAGCCATGCCTCGATCCTAATGCAGCACGATGAGTTAGCTGATGCAGTGCTGAAGACTCCAACCCACTTGATCCATTCTACTTTCGATCATGGTTTCGTGACACACTCGGGTCAGTACGTTGACCGAATGTCTGCCACTAAAGCTATGAACTTGAAGGAAGGAAACTATATTCAGAGTGAAGACTTTCTGAAACCGATCCTTGCTGCCAAGGCAAAGCAGAATGATACCGTGGCTATGCCCGGCTTTGAAGGACAGACCCTGAAGCAACAGATGGGGATGCTCGAAGTGGCAGAGTCCATGAAGGATGAGATGGAGAATGGTGAGCATGCTTGGCTGTTCAAGAAGACAAAGGATCTCGGTGTTGAGACAGTGATGGTTACGTCGGCCGGGCAGTATGGCAAGGACGAAGCTGTCAAGAGATTCTACCCCGACCTGAAGTCGAAGGACGATGCAGTCCGTAGATTTGAGGGTGGCTTAAAGGTTAATCCCCAAACCGGACAGATGGTTCAGGCCGGTGGAGTGAAGGGTTTATACCTGAAGGCAGATCCAATGAAGGGCAACTATGGTGGGAAGGCTTTCATAAACCTACCGACGATCTCTGCCCGGACTGGCAACATGAAGAAGGCCATGGAGACCCTGGTCCATGAACACGTTCATGGGTTGGTTGATCATGGTGTTCGAGCACTGCCTCGGAATGACCAGAACAAACTGATCTTTGATTTGAATCAACTGTGGGATAGCATACCTAAGGAATATGTTGATGAGACGTTGGCTGCCAAGGATACTCATACCCGAGTAGGGGCCGGCATCATCCAGATCCGAAGGGACGGGCCAGGTGAGTTGATCACCTATGCCATGGCACACCCGGAGTTTGCTAAGTGGTTGCAAACAATACCAGCAAGCCCGAGGTTCAGAGCTCAGTCCAGTAAAATTAAAACAATGTGGGATGCCTTGGTTGATATGATAGCTAAGAGGGTACTGAAAGTGCCGACGAAGCTTGATGAGGTAGCCGACGTATTAAATAAGTACCTGAAGACTGCAGACGATGTCATGTTCTCGAAAGAGGCAGCAGCTGACTTTGACTTCGGTGCTAATGTAAATGTAGACAACGTCACGGAGTGGAATAAAGATTTATCTGAAACTGCTTCTGATGTAGCTGAGTCCATTGTCGTGCAAACTAAAGAGGATGCAGAGAAGATCCTTGGCAGAGAGCTTGACGACACCGTGGTTTCGGTCTGGGCCGATGAGGCTAAGACAACGACCAAGGTGTACGGTGCAAAGGGCACAGGCAAGCAGCAAGTAAAGATCATACCTGAGAGGGTCATCTTCATTGCTGACAACATCCAGTCACAAGAACATTTCATATCCAAGTGGATGCATGAGCAAGTGGCACATCATGGGTTACGTGAAGTGTTCGGTGAGAAGAATGTTCTGATGAACCGGTTCTTGCAACAGGCTTATGGCCTATTCAGTATCAAGGACAAGGCATTGCTGGATGAGATCGTTGAGCTCTATGACATAGGTAAGGTGGATAGTAAGGGTAAGAGATTGCTCACACCTCCACAGAAGGCCATGGCTGCCGAGGAAGTTATTGCTAAGAAAGCTGAACAGCTTAGCACGGTATCCAAGAGAGGCCTAATCAAACGGCTCGGGGATCTCCTGAAACGTTGGCTACCTAAGAAGTTCATAGGGATCAAAGACACTTTCAAAATGACAGAGGCTGATATCTGGACGATGCTTGAGTCTGCCAAGGCTCACGTCATTCTGGGGAATACCAAACCAAGTCAGATGCTGGTCAAGGCTCTCGAAGCACGGGGACCGAAGGTCAAGTATCAGGGTTGGAAGACTCTCCCGAATTTCATGGAGAAAGATGAGACGTATAAAGAATGGGTACATGCTGTAGAGAAGGTGGCACCGAACTTGAGAAAGTGGTACGACAATCATACCATGGATATTCAGAAGGACTTCAAGGACGATGCTGATATCTTCAATGTACTCTTGGCAATAACCTCACCTCAGGCTGACGTGAATACCAACGTGGTGTTTGCTGCACAGACCTATGCCTATTTACTGGGCCGGGTCGACAAGCCGGGTGCTTTGTATCCGAACACGTTGAAGGAAAAGAAGCTTGACAAGTGGACCTCACCCGAGGAGATGATGAGATCGTTGGAGTCGGCTAACTTTAAAGTTACCGAGTTCGGCCGTGCTCTACTGGGTGATGTGAATGCTACCGTGGGAGACCTCTGGATGTACCGGGCCTTCTTTGGTGACCATGCTTATTTCAACCGGGCAGGTGAAACATTCTCACAACCCCATGTCGTTGCTATGAGACAGAAGCTTCATGATATTGCAGAGCAGATGTCGGCCGAAGGCAACGGGGTTTACACACCTCGTGAAGTCCAAGCTGCTATCTGGGTCCACATCAATGGCAAAATGTCTGGTACCGATATCACAAAGGTTTCTGATTACAGCTCAGCCTTAAACAAACCAGCTGAAATTTTCGGTGGGTTGAGCCCCAGAGAATGGCTGAAGAAGACCGTCCCGGAAATGGGGACCGGAGCTTTATCCAAGAAACTGGGAGTGACCAAGATGCCCATGGCACCGAAGTCACCGTTGGCTAAACAACGTATCCAGCAGATCCGTTTGGAAATGAAGGCAAACAAAAAGAAAACCAAATACAAAGTTTCACCGTCTGGTGAAATTACCTTTGTACCTACGACTGAGGATGCTGATATCCAGAACGTGATTGATGCTCTCGTCGACGACGGCCGGTCCATTACACCAGTGGATGAAACTCAGGCCGAATGGTTAAAGGAAAACTTTGGTTTTGAATATCAAACTGATGACACGATGGTCCTCTCTGAGAGGGCTGAGAACCTGTTCAAGTCTGACAAGACAGGTAAGGTATCGTTCGGTGATATCCGATCCAACCTTGGAGGTTTCAGTGGTGCCTATACTCAAGAAGTTAGGTTTGCACGTGAGGCTCGGGATGCCAC